GCATGAAGGCGAAACCTCCAACTAATATTGTTATAATGCAAAGCTCTAATCCATTCACTTTATATTTCTCCTATTTTATTTTTGGGCGTCTTCCTGTTAAGGATACGAAACCCTGTTTACAAACATTTCCATAAGGGGCAGGTTATCCCACCCCTAAAGTATTACCTGAGGTCAGTTCTTACTTATGAACTTTGCAGGTCTTGAGAGTTGTTACCCATTCAAAATCTCTTACAGATTTTTTACCCTTAATAATAACCTCTACATTCTTGAGTATTACTCCTTGAGCATCTTTACAGCTTTGCAGATACTTTGAGAGAGTTTCCTTATCAAATTGAGTCTCCATAGCCTCTAATTTAATTTCAAGATTTGTTTTTCTCTTAATCACAGTTTTGTGAGTTTTCGGTAGAGATTTAATAACCTTGAACGGAGTCAAATCTAGTCCCTGAGACTTCATTTCATTATATTGAGCCTCCGTCACATTTATTTTATTATTAGAGTTATTATTTTTAACAGTTTTATTTACTTTTTTTACTTTAGCCATAAGGCCTCCTATTTACTATTTACGGAAAGCAACACATCGTCGCCTTCAACTACCATATCTTACGACAGCTCTAACTACCTTGCAACACTTTTTTTTATTTTTTTTTAGTCATCTGCAATCCTTGTAACTACTCTATTTTAGTTAAGTTACGGCAAACAGATGAGGTAAAACTTGAGGGGGTCAGGGGATGACGATTTGGAGTTGGGGCAGTATAGCGTAACACATTAAAATGAAAAAAGAATTTGAATATTTTTAGCTAAAAAAAATTTATTATTTGAGTATTTGAAAAAATTTAAAAAGAATTTGAAATTCAATATAAATCACTCTATATTATACCATTAATTCAAATAAAACTTATGAATAATTTGGATATAAATATTATGAACCAAAATTTAAAGGTTTCAAAAGAAAATAAAGTATATAAGGAAGCTTTAGGTATTGCAATTGAAGGGTTAAAAAATATAGAAAAAGTTGACAATACTAATATAAGTGAACTTACTATTCGTGAAATCTACAAGATTATGGCTCACTTAAACTCTTAAAGGAATTTTATGTCATATAATTCTAATAAGCAGCTAACTCATAAGCAGAAGCTCGCTATTGAGGTGATGGCTGTCTCCCCTAAATTTAATCAAAAAGAATTAGCAAAAGAATTAGGTGTATGCAACAAAACGATAGTCAATTGGTTAAATGACCCAACTGTAATTGATGCTATTTATAAAAGATATATGGAAGTTGCTGGGATAAAATTGCCAGCTGTTATTACTGCAATGATTCGTGAAGCTGAAGAAGGCAATGTTCAAGCTGGAAGACTAGTATTAGAACATTTTGGCAAATTGGACAATAGGGTAAAAGTTCAAGTTGTTAGCCCTTTTGAAAAGTTTTTAAAGTATGATTTAACTGAGGAAATAGAAGATGCCGAATTTATTGAAAATGATGAAGTCATTGATGACCTTAAGCTTATTAGTAGTCAGTATCATGACATTGTTGGTAAGGATATTGATTTGCCTAATCGTAATCCCGTTAATAACAATCCTGGTGTTAGGAAACATGATGAGCAAAGACGCAATGCATTATCTACGCAATACGAAAAAAAGAAATTAGAAAAAGTACAAATTCAAAAAAATATGTATCAAAGAAGAAAAAGAGCAAAAGAAGTTGGCTTGGAATTGTTGCCAAGAGGTCGTCAAACTCAAAGCGTTAGGAATAAATGGTGGGATGAATTAGAACGCCTTGAATTAATTAAATTTGGAGAAATTCGTGGCGAAAGATTTTAAAGAAAGAAAAAAGAAGCAAAAAAGAAAGAAACTTTGTAAGAGTAACTATATAGAGTATATATATAATAATAAGAGTATATATATAGAGTATATAAGTAATAGGACTCCATTAGTTGTATATGAACCATAACCAATTTCTTCAATATAAAAAAAAATTATTTAAATTTACTAACTACATACCTCACTCTGGTCAAGAAAGACTTCACTTCCCTAAAGAACCTGCAAGGTTTACTGTTTCGGTTTGTGGGCGTCGTTGGGGGAAATCCGTAGCTGCTTCCAAGGAGATAGAAGCAATAATTACCCAGCCAAACAAAAGGGCTTGGGTTGTAGCACCATCATACCAGTTGGCAGAAAAGGTGTTTCGTGAAGTATGGAATGAGTTAGTAAACAAGCAAGGCATACCTACTCGTCGTGCATCTTACCGAGACATGTACATCGAAACAGAATGGGGAAGTATATTTGAGGGCAAATCAGCTGATAACCCTCCTTCACTTGTGGGTGAAGGCTTAGATTTCCTTGTGCTAGATGAAGCTGCAAAGCAAAAAGCAACTGTTTGGGATATGTACTTGCGACCTACTCTGTCTGACCGAAAAGGTAAGGCACTATTTATAACCACTCCTGAAGGATATAATTGGGTTTATGATAAATATCTTTTAGGGAAAGAAGATGAAGCTTGGGCATCTTTTAATTCTCCTTCATGGGAAAATCAATATGCCTATCCTGGTGGTGAATTGGATGAAGACTTGGTTGAAGCCAAGCGTAATATGTCAATAGAAGTATTTGACCAAGAATATGGAGCTAAATTTACTTCTTTTGCAGGTCGTGTATATCCTTTTGATAGAAGCAAAGATATGGGTAACTTCCCCTACAATCCATTATTGCCTACATATTGTTCAATGGACTTTGGCTTTAGAATGCCTGCTGTTGGATGGTTTCAAACTTATAGAATTGATGGGGAATGGCATGTCAATATGATTGATGAATACTTACATCAAGAAAGAATAAGCACTGATGAATTAATGAAGGTAGTATTAAGGAAAAAAGCAATGTATAATGTTCATCATCACTTTGGTGACCCTGCTGGAGTAGCAATGCAATCTTCAAGTGGAACATCGGATATTGAAAGATTTAGGCAAAACGGAATAATTGTTCGCTTTGTTCGTGATAAAATTAGTCGTAAATTAGTAGAGGGGATTTCCCATGTAAGAAACTTCATTGAAAACGCTGATGGAAAAAGATATTTGCATTTAGATAAAAAATGTTTAGGGGCTGCTGAAGATTTAGAAAACTACAGGTATCCAGAACATATAGAAGGGAAGCACCTTAATGAAATCCCAATTAAAGATGGCTACCATGACCATGGGTGCGATATGGTAAGATATTTTTATTTAAACAGGTTTCCTATAAAACAACAAAAATTAGAGTTCGCAAGGAGATAGAATGTCAATTTATGCAAAAGATTATATTAATCAATCATTGCAAGATTATAAAGTTGGTAGATTAAGGCAAAAAAGAATTGAAATTGAAAAATATTTAGATTTTTACACTGGTACTTCAATTAATCAATATATTGAACCTTATTTTGATTCAGAATCCCATCAAGAAGTCCCTGTATATGAAGCAAACATAACAAGAAAATTTATAAATAAATTATCAAGAATTTATACTTTAGGTTCTAAAAGAAATGCAAATGAATCTTATGAATTATTTACAAAAAATAAAGATGCTACATTTAAGCATTTAGAAAGAATGACAAGATTATTAGGAACTGTGGCTGTAAATATTGCATTTGATAATGAATTAGGATTTAAATACAAGCCAATTTATTATTTTGTTCCATTTTTTGAAGAAGATGCCTTAATACCAGTTGCAATTTCTTACCCAATACTACCTGGGTATGATGACCCAAGTCAAGCTAATGATGAAATGTTTGCATATTGGGATGACGAATTTTATATTGAATATAATGCAGATGGGATAGTTATGAAAGAAGTTTTTCATGGGCTAGGAAGATTACCATTTGTTTTCTTGCATCGTGAACATCAAATAGATTCATTTTTTGTTGAAGGGGCAATGGATATAATAAATTGCAATCAACATGTTAATATTACATTGACTGAATTACAACTTGGATTAAGGTATCAAATGTTTGGGCAACCATATGCGACTGGAGTTCCAGATGCTGGAGCTATGGTTCGTGGAGGTACAGATGCAACAATTGTATTGCCTGAAGGGGCTACTTATGGAATAGCAACTCCTGGAGGAAATATTGTAGATACAATTGAAGCTTTAAAATTTCAATTAGAACTTGTTGCATTAGCTAATCATTTGCACATACAATTTGCTCAAGATGGAGGTGAAACCCCAAGTGGATTGGCTTTACAAATAAAAGACCTTGAAGCTATTGAAGATTTAAAAGATGATATAGAATTGTGGAGAGATTATGAAAACAAGTTCTTCCAAATAGAAAGATTATTAGCTGAACAACAAGGGGCTTCAATAGGGAATGATTTTGGAATTGATTTTATTGAAATGGAATATCCAACAAGTACTCAAGAACAAATATTGCGTGATGATTGGGATTTAAGGAATGGACAAACTACCCTAGCAAAGATTATGGTTCGTGATAATAAAGATTTGAATATAGAACAAGCTCAATTAATTGTTAATGAAAATATGTCTATTAATAAAATCGAAGAAGATAATAAAGTTGTTGGAGAAATGGATAAAGAAGAAATAAATGGCTAAAGGGCATCTTGAAAATCTAATTCAATCAACTAAAGCTATTGGAGTTTTTGCAAAGAACAATAGTTCGTTGAGTTCTAAAGTCTTTAAAACAGTTATGGTTGAATTAGGGGAAAATGTAAGAAGAAGGATGCTAAAGGGAGTGCAAGGTGGATATGATGTTAGGGGGAAACAATTTAAACATTTAACTAAATTTAGCAAATTGATACGACAAAGAGAATTGGCTGGGCAAAAAACAAAACAATTTGGTGAATCAGGTAAAGATATTAGGATGAAGCCATATAAAGCAGGTGGAAGAAATTTTAATATTGATGGGTTCGCTTTTCAAAAAACGAAAGATTCTATTTTAGTTAACTCTGGAGATTTGGTAAGAGCAATAGGGACACATACGAAACAAGGTAAGTCTTTAGGTTTATATAATGGTAATTATGAAAGTGTAGTTGTTGATGTAGGAACTACTACTGTTACAATTAAAGACCCTAGTGGGGTAAAGGGAAAAGTTTCTGGTGAAAATTTAGCTTATGCTAAAAAGCAAAACGAAGGATTTACGCAGCGTGGAAAGTCACATAAATTTGCTGGTAAGTGGAATACAAATAGCAAAAAAGTACCTGCAAGGCAATGGCTTGGGGTTCCTGCTACATATAGAACAAATACAGGAGCATCTTGGAAAAAACAACAAATAAGATTTTTTAATTATTTAAATGAATCCTATGTCAGAGCTTCTCAAGGTAAAAGTCCGAAAGAATATAAGATGACAATAATATAGGAGATTTACAATGGCTTCAAGGAAAAGCATAGAATTAATACTTTTAGAATCACTTGAAAAGAAAATAAGTGAATTATTAGAAAATATTGAAATTGTAGAAAAAGAAACAGAAGCCTATGTGGACTTGCAAGGAAATGGAACGGAATTAGAAAGAATTGAACTAACAGAAGAATCTTTTAAAGAGATAGAAAAGTATTGTGAAAATAAAAATAATTTGGTAATTGGGATTAGTTAGTGTTAACTTTCCCACAATTTAAACACTTAAAAAAGGAACATTCGGATGAATGAAGAAAATTTAAAAAGTCAGGAAGACTTAACTCCTTCTACTGAAGTAGATGGAACTGATTATAAGGCTTTATACTTTGACGAAATCCAAAACGCAAAGAAACAGCGTTCAAGAGCTCAAGAAGCTGAAGCCCAGATACAATCTTATCAAAAAAAGCAAGAACGGTCTAAAATGAAGTCTTTGGAAGAACAAGAAAAATATAAAGAACTTTCTGAAACTTTGAAAACACAATTAGACGACGCTTTACAATATAAAGAAAAGTATCAAACTTGGGAAGCAACCGAAAGAGAGGAACTTCTTTCTGTTTTGCCTGAACAAGATAGAGAAGGTTTGCAAAACGAAAGTATGCAAAGCTTACGCTATATAGCGAAACAATTTACTCAAAATAAACCTTCTATTCCTGAAGCAAGTCTTGGGATAGCTCGAAATATGAATCTCGAAAAGCCTTATGGCGAAATGACTGATGATGAAAAAAGAGCTTATTACGAACAAACCTTGCAACAAAGGAATAAAAGGTAATTTCTTTAGGAAGGAATAAAAAATGGCTTTAGCACCAACATCAAAACCGTTTTTGACGGCTGGATTGCAAGACAGTTCGGTTGATGCAGGTTTACACAACTTTATCCCAGAAATATGGGGTGCATCAGTAAAAGATTACATGGAAAAAGCTCTTGTATATGGAAATTTAGCGACTGACTTATCTGCAATGGTTGCTGGGGGTGGGGATTTAATCCACTTACCACAACACGATGAGCTTGTAGCTTCTGACCTATATGGTGGAGACGCAGCAGCACTTCAACATGATACACAAAATGTTATTTCATTTGATGACACAACAACAGCAGGTGGCGTGTATCAACTAACAGTGAATGAATCTGCATATGCAGCTTTTTCAGTATCTGATATTGCAAAAAGTCAATCAAGTTATGATATTATGAATATATATACTCAAAAACTTGGTTATGCTTTAGCAAAGAAAATAGATTACTATATATCTAAAAAGTTATTCACAACACTTACTCACTCTGACGATGCCAACAGTCAAACTGATGGTGCATTAATGGAACAAACCATTGACTTTACAGCAACAGGTAGTTATAATATAGATGTCGCAGGTGTCTCTAACATGATTAAAACAATATATGAAAATGATTCAGCTTTAGAAGATTGGACATTAGTTTTAGCACCAGCTACATATAGCAGCTTATTCAAAAATTCTGATTTCGCTAAGTACGATGGCGTTGGAAGTTCTTTTGGTGGCGAAGTTCCTTTAGTTAGTGGCTACGCTGGTAAGCTAGGTGGGGTTAATGTTGTTGTATCTAATAACTTTGTATATGTTGCAGCAGGTGGTTCATCATATACACAAGGTACAGCACCTGTGTTTAACGCAACCACTGGCGAAACTGGTGAAGGCGACCACTTGGCTGGATACCTAGTTCATAAGGATTGCATAAACATCGCTTATGCTTCTGGAATGAAAGCTCGTGTTCAAAGTGACTA